CTTATGGACAAAGAAGATCTACTTTTGCTCTAAGCAAAAGAAATTTTTCGTTAAATCGGAAAATTTAAGCTTGATCAGAATCTTCCGAGATTCTAGGATTGTTTTTACCAGCGCCGGCGTGCGTGTCTGTCAATTAATTTCTAGGTTGATTGACGTGTAGGATAATTAAATACCAAAAAGTCTAGTAGACGATAGTCGGAGTCTAGATACCCTTTGGGTAAACACGCCCCAACACTTATGTGTTTGGGGCCAACGTGGTAGGAAACCACATAGCTTTTAACTGATGCACAGAGAAGCTTAATGTCTCTGAGATCTATGAGTGTAATGTGCACTCCTTTAATGAGTAAGGAAGTACCTATGTCATTATCGTATTGGCAAAAGCCAAAAGGGCACAAATCATCGTTCATCAGGCCGTAACCCTAAATAAAACAACGGATGAGATGCGATACATGTCACGACCTTCGGGTTAGGGGCGAAACCCATACTCACATGGAAATATGCTATCAAGGAAATGAATTTCCTTTGCTGAATATCAGTATAGCTCCAGCATGAATTTGCTGTTTGAGCACTGAGGCTAGGATGATGGTCTATTTTCTGCTGAACGAGGTCTCTTATTCCCTAGGAGATTGCCTCGTAATGATGTCACCGTAAAGCGAATTTATTTGTATGCGGACTTGTGTGATGTGTTTGTTTAATCAAACTGCATCAATGAGATCGTTGGATAATGAAATTTGCCTATAGGATGTGTGTAGCGATTTGAACTGAACCAAATCTTTAGGGATTTGGCTCAGTGGATCGGGGACTCTCTTTAATGCAAAGATGAATTACGAATCCACTATGAGCCGGGACCACCTTGAGTGGCCAGAAGTTGAAACTACTTCATTAGATGGAAGGCAAGGATATGCCATGGATGATTTGGATTGTGTGAGGATGAGTGCCGGTGAAGCACTAGAGATGTATCGTGAAGCGTACGATGAAATATACGAATATGGACGGATGAGACGGTATGAGCGAGAGTTTTGGGATATACCTGTTCACAAGCTGCCGACAATTCGGCAGTTTTTGTTGCAACATCAACACCATGATTTTCAGATACCGTTACGTATTGCTGATGACCTGTTTGCAGACTGCGGGTTAGAGCAAATGGCAATACAAGATATATATGACAAGGGAGGCTTGTTAATAACAAACAGTGTGCTACAAACGGTGGTAGGAGAGCCAATTACTAAATTACCATCGATCTACGGGTATTCCATGCCCTTGGTTCCGCAACCCACAGCGGTTCCTCAATGGTGGACTTCCGTGTTTTTCCCTTACACGTTGAAGAACAGAAGAACGACGTTCCAGAACGACACTTGTGCTGATTTAGAAGAGATCATAGCACCGGATGAAAAAGTGTTGCGCCGCAAGGATTACAGGACTAAACGTAAGCGGTCTTTTGGGAAAGGTGTTAAAAACACTAAGAACAGTTCTTATTATGGAGCTGCAAGAAGGATCAAGGAAAGGGAAAGAAGGAATCGGAAAGGACGCAAAAGAGTGAAAAGAGGTCATGTCAAACCTTTCAACTCCAAAAGACGAATCCTTTTCAAGAAAAAGCAAACGCGACCGAAATTTGTGCCAAATAGTAATATCGAAGCCCTTACAACACCCAAAGCTTTAGCAACTCTGTTAGAAGAAGCATTTTTGGGTCTTTGGACAGCTTACAAGGCCAGCAGTTGGACTGTTTTACTGCTAGAAATGTACAGAACTCTAAAAGCTTTATGTCCTGAATACGCCATACATAATTCTGTGGAACAGCAGTTAGAATGGTTAAAAGTGTTTTATGATGAAATGGGAGATAAAACTTGGACCCAAATTTCAGAGGAGTGTACACGGGGTTTGCGAAGCTGGGAGAGCTTCGCACAGACGAGCACCGCGAAGTTTTTAATGAGTGTCATAGGTTATGGGGTGATAGGTATATTCCACCCTACGAGTCTTTTCACGATGTCAAAAACCTCTTTCGATTCACTATGTTGGAGGTTTAAGAATTTTCGGTATGATCCAGGCAATCTCATTGGTAGCATGTGGGCTTTGATAGAAGATGCTTTACACGTTGTCAAAATCTACAACGAAACAGGCAGTTGGGAAACCGCTTTAGTGCGAGATTCTCCATATTTGGTACTCCAAACTGAAATCGCTAGCGTCAAAGGCCAGCATGTCCTTTTTAAAGCTGGCAATTTGGCTCAAGAAGACTTGGACGAACGAGAGTATTTGTTGAAAGTGGATCAACTAAGAGACAAGATAACAGATATGTTGATGACACTTACACCCACACTCCGAAGAGGAATGGAGCTGGAGTTGAAAAATGCTAATGTCATGTACCATGAAGTTTTGGAAACGACTGGAGCCCAACTAACAAAGTTTAAACCGTGGTGTGTTTTGACGCTCGGGAAATCTCAAATTGGTAAGACAGTTTTCAACCAGAAGTTAGTACCTTTTGCTTGTTCAGTCATGGATGTGCCTTCCACGCGCAAGTATATGTATAGCATTCCTGAAGATGTGAATTTTTGGGATGGTTTCAGGAGCTACAAAACTGGATTAACTTATGACGATATTGCGAACCTCAAATGTAAAGATCCTTCGGCAATAGCCAAAGTGATACTTCGCGTGTGCAACAATGAACCCTTGAATGTAGAACAGGCAGATATTGAACTTAAGGGTAGAGTCTGGTGTAATGCTAGAGTTCTAGGGTGTACGACCAACATACCATCATTGAACCTGCATACTATGATTGAAGAGCACGTTGCCATTATGAACCGGTTCAGGTACCATATAGAAATGATCGTGAAACCCGAGTATAAACATGAGACCGAGGACAAACTAGACGTCTCCAAACTTACTATCAATCAGCGCAAGCAAATGTTTCCCGATGTGCACTATTTCACTGTGTATAAAGTACACGTTACTAGCGTCAAAAATGACATAAAGAAGGATCCAAACAAACCAGCAGACCCATTTAAACCCGATTTTTGGTCAAGAAAAGTGGTAGAATTCGATGGGGTTAAAATGGAAAATATCACTGTTGATGTGTTGCTCAAGTTCTTAGCTTCAGACATACTCACATACAAAGAAGAACAAGAAAGCCTTTTGGAGAATGCTAAGCTATTGGATAGTGAATTTGTGTGTAAAGATTGTAACATGCCCATTGAACACTGTTGTTGTGCTTTTCAGTGCCAGTGTGGTGCGCAGAAAGAGTTGTTTAACAAAACTCATCTGTGTATGTGTGGTGTAAAATTGCCCAAAATTTGTGATCAATTTGGCGACACTAAATTCGGAACTAATGCTTGTGTCTTTTGTCGGGGCGATGAACCTAATGCCCCGTGTATTTGCAAGAAGAAGACTTCCAAGCAATTCATAAAGGACTTGGACAAGTACCAGTTTGAACACATCGACAGTAAAGGTTACTTCATCCGTGATGATGGAAGGAGCTGTTTGCTTTGCACTGGTTCCTCTTGCGGTTGTGCCTCTAACGTAGGAGTGATGTATGATATAGCTGTGCGAGATTGGAGGAAAGCGCATATGTTGACATTCTATTTGTTGAAGGTGAACCCTGAAGTCATACCTGAGTCACTTCATTATTCCGTTTCCGATGAATTTTCTAACAACATTTCTAGTTTTCTACATAACAGATTGTTGCTAATGGGCACGGATGCTAGGAAGGCTTATGAAGACCTGGAAAGGGAGTCTGACAGGTTCCTGATAGCTTTTTTGGAACATTTTTACCGTAAATTTGTGCATTGGGTGACTCTTGCGAATGCTGTATGGCCTCTTGCTTTGATAGATCCTAAAACTCCAAGTTACACAGAGATAATTTCTAATAGCGAGTGGGGGAAAAACTTGAGACGATGGGTTCACAAGTTTGTGAAGACTACCGCAATGTTATCAACTATGTGCGTAAGTGCATGTTCGTCCGTTTTGGGTTACTATTGCCCAACTGCCCTTTTTACTAGTTCGTTGTTGGTGGCTAAAGGGAGAGGGTTT